TCTGCTCGTACATTACTTTCTGCGACCTCTCGTAACGGTCGTAAGAAAAAGTATCGTGGTCAAGGTAAAGGTTAAATAGTTGTAGTTAATTCATAACTCATGTATCATCTGGAATGTATTGATGAATGGAAATCAATTCATCTTGATGATATGTGGGTTTATAACAAACTCTTCTTAAATCAATCTCTAAGGCATCTCTGTGGACCTACAGGGGTGCCTGTTCCATATTCAGGGTATTATATCGTCCGACCAAGTATTAATTTACTCGGTATGGGACGATTTTCTCGTATAGAATGGATTGATAAAGACACGGAACACTTTCATCCAGCAGAATTTTGGTGCGAAATCTTCGAAGGGCCTCATTTAAGTGTTGACTTTCACTATAAGAAATCCGAATTAGTTGTTTTGGGTGAGAGAAATAATGGTGATGATCTTTATAAATGGAAAAAGTGGACTAAAATTAATCAAGAAGTAGAGTTTCCTGATATTTTAAATAATCTAAAGGGCAATTATGAGTGGATAAACTGCGAATTTATTGGAAATAAACTTATAGAAGTACATTTTAGAAGAAATCCTGACTTCAGATACGGAAACAGTGTTGCGATTCCAGTCTGGAAGGGTGATAGACCACAAAAAATGAATAGTCTTACATTTATAGAAGACAAAGACTACCTAAGAAGAGGATTTTTTATTGATTCACGGGATAGCAACCCCGTAAAAAGTTCTGATCTAATCAATCAGGAGCAAAACAATGATCAAAAAAGTCGATAAAGACCAAAATTACATGAAAAATGAGTGGGGAACTGAATTTTTAGCATCAGAGTATGGTTGGGATGATAAAATTGAGAGACAAAAGATGCTTCGTGAGATCGCAAATGATGATCTGACTCCCAAAAAGCATGATTTTAAGATTCAAAACGAATTGCATTCAAAAATTCGCAATGATGCGGACTATGATGATTGGGAATATGGAACAGAACCTCTTTATGAATCAAAAAATCCCGAATAAATAAGATAGAATTATAATATTCAATGCCTTTAGAAAGGGTAAGTCAAGGTTTCAGAGATATTAGTATGACTTTTCAGAGTAATCCTCTGAATAGTGATTTGATTGCGCTTAGAAATGAGAATGCGATTGCTCGTTCAGTCAGAAACATTGTCTTTACCCTTCCTGGGGAAAAGTTTTTTGACGAAAACTTTGGTTCTAACATATCAAGAACTCTTTTTGAAAATGTTGATGATATTACAGCATCAATCATTGTTGATGAAATTAGACAATCAATTATAAATTATGAATCAAGAGTTCAATTAATTGATGTACAAGCATTTCCAGATTATGATAACAATAGTTTTGATGTAACGATAATATATGAAATTATAGGAGCAGATGTGCCTGCACAACAACTACAATTCGTTTTGCAACCAACTAGGTAAAGATGCCATTAATAAACTTCTCTGATCTGGACTTTGACCAGATTAAGACAACTCTTAGAGATTACTTAAAAGCTAACTCAAACTTCACAGATTATGACTTTGAAGGGTCAAACCTTTCGACGATCCTTGATGTTTTGGCATACAATACCTACATCACTTCATATAATGCAAATATGGTTGCAAATGAAGTGTTTATTGACAGTGCAACTCTGAGAGAGAATGTAGTCGCGCTGGCAAGAAATATTGGATATGTTCCAAGATCAAGAAAGTCCGCTACTGCTACGGTAGACTTCTTTGTTGATGTATCTAATGTAACTCCTGCTCCAGCAACCTTAACTTTAAGGAAAGGGCCTGTCGCAACAACATCAGGTACATTTTCAAATCAATCATTTGTATTTTCAATCTTAGATGATGTAACAGTTCCAGTGTTCAATGGAATCGCATCATTTACTAATATACAAATATATGAGGGGACTCTTCTCACAAATACATTTACATATAGTGCAAGAAATCCAAATCAAAGATATATTCTACCAAACTCAGGAATTGATACTGAGTTGATTACAGTGACTGTAAGAAATAATGAGCAGGCAACTCAGTCAGTAAAATATGCATTCCAAGATAGTTTATTTGATATTGACGGAGACTCAAAGGTATATTTCTTACAAGAAATAGAAGATGAGAGATATGAAATAATTTTTGGAGATGGGATATTTGGTAAGGCTTTAGAGGAAGGTAATTTTGTAAATGTCAATTACATAACTTCTAATGGAGATAGTGCGAATGGAGTAAATCAGTTCGTTTTTTCAGGAAGACTAACTTATGTAAGAAACTCCATTGAATATACAGTATCAAGTGGAATTTCCCTTCTTACAACTGTTCTTCAGTCTTCTGGCGGAGAAAACATTGAATCTATTGATTCAATTAAAAAGTATGCTCCTAGAATTTATGCCTCTCAAAATAGAGCACTAACTGCCAATGACTTTGAGACTTTAATACCATCAAAGATATATCCAGAAACTGAAGCAATATCTGTTTTTGGTGGAGAAGAATTAATTCCTCCGCAGTATGGAAAAGTTTTTATTAGTATTAAGCCAAGATTTGGAGATTTTATACCAAACCTTGTAAAAGAAAGCATAAAGACAAAACTAAAGAAGTATGCAGTTGCTGGAATAGTTCCAGAATTACTAGATCTGAAGTATTTGTATCTGGAAGTAAATTCTAAAGTTTATTATAATACTAATCTTGCTCCTAGTTCTGCATTTGTTTCAAGCATCGTTCAATCCAATACTAAAAAATATTCAGAATCTTCTGAGTTAAACAGATATGGTGCTAGATTTAAATATAGTAAATTTTTGAAACTAATTGATGATAGTCACGAATCAATTACTTCAAATATTACTACCGTTCAGATGAGAAGAGATCTGAGAGTTGTATTAGATACATTTGCAGAATATCAGATTGGTTTTGGAAATGAATTCCATATCTCCAGTATGAATGGGTATAATATTAAGTCTACAGGATTCCAAGTAGCAGGTATTTCCCAAACTGTATATCTTGGAGATATTCCAAACACAGACAGAGTGAGTGGATCACTGTTCCTATTCACTGTAGGATCTGTAAATTCAACATCACCTACTATTTTAAGGAGAAATGTTGGGAATATTGATTATAGAAATGGAGTTATAACTATAAATCCGATTAATGTTTTATCTGGAAAGATAAAAGATGGTCAACCAATCATAGAAATATCAGTAATTCCAAAGTCAAATGATGTTATCGGAAAACAGGATCTTTATTTGCAACTAGATATTAATAACAGTGTATTTGATATGGTTGTCGATGAAATTGCTTCTGGTTTAGATCCATCAGCATCAAATTATATCGTATCCTCAAGTTACAGTAACGGGAACCTAGTAAGATCATAATAAAATGACAGAAAAAAGAATCCAGTTTAAAGAAATTGTAAAAAACCAACTCCCTCAATATGTGAGAGAGGATTTTCCACTAGTTGGAGAATTTTTGAGTCAGTATTATCTAGCTCAGGAGTTTCAAGGAGCTCCGATAGATCTTATTCAAAATATCGACAAGTATGTAAAAGTCGATTCTATAACAAATCAAGTTGATCATACAGTTTTGGGTTCTGATATATCAGCGATTGATGAAAATATAACAATCAGTCTTCTTGATAGTGAGACTGGGACGGATGGATTCCCTGATAAGTATGGTCTAATTCTAATTGATGATGAAATAATCGTTTATGAAAGTAAAACTTTTGGTAGTTTTAATAACTGCTATAGAGGTTTTAGTGGAGTAGTATCTTACAAAAATACTAATGTTGGAATTGCAGCGACATATAAACTAAATTCAACAGATCAGTTAATATTTAAGGATTCGGAATCAGATTCTCACTCATCTGGAACTAGAATTTACAATTTAAGCAACTTATTCCTGAAAGAATTTTTAATAAAAACAAAATATCAACTTTCTCCTGGTTTTGAAGAGAGAAGTTTTGTTGATAAGGTAAATGAAGCTACTTTACTGAAGCAGATAAAGGATTTTTATAGAAGTAAAGGTACTGATCAGTCTTTTGAAATACTATTTAAGGCACTTTATGGTGAGAGAATTGAAATCCTTAGACCAAAAGA